GTCATACTATTTTTGACGGAACCTCCCATACCCTGTGCCACAACATCATCATATATACTATGAATTAATTGTTCATCAGGGATCATAAATTGTTCATTGTGGATATTTAAACATAATAATTCTCTAAGAGAATCATATGTTAGATATCCAAATGAATAATCTAATGATTTATGGAAGGTATAGATCTTCATTTTAAATCTTGAATTATTAAATTTCTTTGATAATTTAAGACTTAAACCTTTGTAAAGAGAAGATAATATACATGGAAGATTCTTGGTAGAACCTAGGTAATTCCCCTTGACTTTGAAAAAGTCATAAAGGTTTACCATTACTATGAATGGATTTTCGATATTCTCGACAATCCCATTCATTGGTAATCCAGTAAATTCTTTCCCTTTACTAAATCATCTTTTAGCAAATTCATATGTATCCTTGGATACATGTGTTTTACTATCAGATAATTCAACACCTAGATAATTCATCCATTTCATATAAGTCTTGGCGACCTTATCGTTTTTTATAACGATATCATCACCTAAGATTATATAATCTGTGAAATTATCATAACCATTTAATTTTGCACATCAGTGTAAAACTAAATGATGGGTAAGTGTAAAGGCAGCTCAGGAAGAATAAGAACCCATGGGTTGACCAGTCCTGTATTGGACTAGATTACCCTCTGGAGTCTCAAACTTCCTATCAGATAGAATAAAACTTCATCCATCAGCTACTTCTTTAGATATTGCTATCTCAAGAAGTCTCCTTTGGAGTGAAATTGGAAATCTATCTGTTGCTGATGACAGGTCTATGGATCAAAACATATTTCCATCGTCCTTTCAATTATTTAAGGGACTCTGAGTATAAGTTCTATCACATGGAAGATTTTGAAGTTTATTCATTATCTTTTCATGTATAGGTTTAAGGAATAATTGTGTATAGTAATCAACTATAGCAACTATTCTTAATTTACATTCAGGGTCATAAATAAATGAAAGTTTACCCAATTTTTGCGAAGGGAAATTCTTTTCCCAAGCATAATTGTATTGACTTTGGAAATAATCAATACCTGTTTGGTTCGTTATTTTGAATAACGAAGCCATTAAATCATAACTATAAGACAATAAAGAACTGTAAGCAGTCTTTGTTGCCTTACCATTTGGTCCAGCCTTATTTGATAAATAAATATTTTTGATATCAAATTCTGGTTTTTCCATTTTTAGTTTATGATTTATTACGAATTCTTTAATAAAACCTGTCGGAATAGTTTTATCTATTCTTCCGGGTCTTGTTATTGAATCATAATCAGGTTTGATTTTTAGTTTTTCTTTTCCTTCAGCCTTAAGAGTTCTTGAAAGACAAAGAATAGTCATTAATAACTTTCTTTGTTCCAGAGAACCCTTTGCTAAAGGTTTAAGAAAAGCTAATTGTTTTGGTCATCCATCAGTATCTAAACCGATCTTTAACTTGTTAAACATTAATGGAGATCCACACATGTACCGGGTACAGTGTAATCTACATTGTTTTAAATACTTGACAGTCTTTATAAGACCTTGAGTATCTAAAAGTTTGTTTAACAATTTAAAGTATGGGTTTAGATAGTCTAAAGAATTAATATTTGGAAATACAATAGAACATAGCTTAACTGTTATGTTATATAATTGTTTTTTCATGTTAATTTATTTAGATTGATGTATAATGTATAATCCTCATTGTACGTCTATGGTGGAGGAATACCCCCCAGTAGCTAACTGGAGATAGTCCCTTAGATTCAAAAGAATTGGGGCCAAAAATTACTAAAACCTCTACCTAAGAGATTTTCCGGGTACATATATAATAAAATATATGTACGGAGTAATATCCAAAAATTAGC